TAACGCAGAGAAACGCTCTTGTCTTTCTGTTGTCACGGCAAAAGGATTATCACTAATAGCTCTACGAAGATGCTGAATCTCTTTCCATTCTTCTATCGACAGACGAGGCATGGTCAAAAAGGCGCCGATGGCGCCGTATAGACAAGAATATTTCCTTCAATAATTTTATCATAATCACCCATGTCATCTGCCAGTTTTCTGGCTTCTTTAAATTGATTTTCCAATTCCTTAATATGTTTAGGGTAGATTTTCTTTTGCTTACTTTGCAGGCGCACTGAACCATAATCAGTGGATTCTTTTTCTATTCCGTTGTCCTGCATGAGAGCCAAGATTTGGGCCCTATAGACTGCTTCTTGCTCATCAAGAAGCTTTTGCTGGCTTTTAATCACCTCCAAGTCACGTAGGAGAGATAGGAGTTCCAAGTTTTCCATCACTGTCCTGGTAGTGGCGCTGTTTGAAATTCTCTGTTTATCAGGGCTTCAATGTCCCTGGCGCTTGATCTCCAGTGTCGTTCATTTTTACCATCCCTTACGGCATAAAGCATTCTGCTTTCAGGCATGGGGCCTCGATCAGGCATAGAGTAGCCATGGTGGTTGATCACTTCTATCAAGTGACCGTTGTATTCCAGAGAGGGAAGCCTGTCGGGAGCTGGAGGCGTGGTTGGCATGGAAGGGCTAGGGAAAGCCGTTGATCGTTCTCAGGATACCACGGAAGAGAGAGGAAGTGAAGAAAAGCGCTGACTGGAAAGCTCGCTGGGGCTCGCCTGCTCGTGCGCTTTTGCGAAGGTGCCTGCTGCTCGAAACCCGGACTGGCTTGAGGCGGAGGGTTTAGCCGCTAGTTGGGCTTACGTCCCATCGTATATCGCATGTCAAGAAGATTGTGACAGTTTCTAATTGGCACAGTGTTGGCAATGGGGGTGTGGTGGTATGCTTTCAGGGCCTTTCCTTTTAGGCCCCATGGAACCACATCATCCAATTACCCCACCGCCTGAGCTAGTGCGGCAGTGGATGTACGAATCAAATGACAGTGATCGGATAATCCCACAAGTTGCCGCTTTTGCTGCCCAATGGGGCGCCGACCAGGAGCTGGAGGCGTGTGTCGAGTTGCTCAAAGCTGATGGCTACAAAGGCAAGGCAATCGACCTACGCAATGCCCGCCGCCCCAAGCCACCGAGCTTGAAGGAGCAGGCGATTAAAGATCTAGACGACCTGGAGGTTAATCTGAAAGATTTTGGGATGGGGTTTGTCCCTATTGCAAACCTTCGCAAAGCCCTGGAGGCATTGCCTAATGACTGACTTCCGTGCTCTGTGCGCTGAGCTTGTTAAATTACTAGAGGTCTCCGAAGAGTGGTCTGGCTGCAGCACTCAACCCCAGGCTCTTACCCGCGCCCGCGCTGCCCTGGCTGAGCAGCCGGTGGCGCCTACGGATGAGGAGCTGGAGGAGCTTTTTTACGCAAATGACAATTTAAGCAAACACTGCGAAGCGGGAACTGATTGGAGTGAACCCTTGATGATGCGGTACGAATTCCCTGCAGTTGCCCGCGCCGTTCTTGCCCGCTGGGGGCAGCCATGACTAACCTTTCCCCCGCCGCGCAGGCGGTTGCATCGGCTTACGACGACACGCCTGAGAAAGAAACAGGCAATCACCGTTACCTCTGGCTCGCCGCCGCCCTGCGAGCTGTTGCAGAGCGAAACGAATACAAACCAAACATGAGCGATGAAATGGAAGTAATGTTTTCAGAAGGATGGAATAGCCACCGCAAAGAACTCCTCGCCATCGCCGACGAACTGGAGGGACAATGACTAAACTTTCCCCCGCCGCTCAAGCGGTACGTAAAGCGTATTACAGCACCAACGATGATCTAGCTGGCCCAGCTCTTGCCGCCGCCCTGCGAGCTGCTGCGGATCAGGCACATCCAAAAGCTCACATTGAAGACATTAATTACGTTCATCAAAACTATGTTGACGGATGGAAAGATGCTCTTGATGTAATCCTCGCCATCACCGACGAACTGGAGGCACAATGACTAAACTTTCCCCCGCCGCTCAATCAGTACTAGATGCTGCTATGCAACATTCAGGTCCAGCGTTTGAACCAGTGGCTTGCAAAATGGTTGCCGCCGCCCTTCGCGCTGCTGCAGATATAGTCGATGATCGTGAAGCGTCCCGGCAACTTGATGCTATTGCCTACGAACTGGAGGCACAATGAAGAAACAACTCGCCATCGCCGACGAACTGGAGGCGCAATGACTGAAGAAATGGATTACCGCACCGCATACCTTGAAATTGTGCAAGTCATGTACAGTCGATTTCCTGTCTGTGAAATTACCACAGTAGACATGGTACGCATGTTGGCATTTGAAAATGACACACTGCGCATAGCATTAAAACTTCCACTTGCTAGTCAAGTTTTATCTGCCACTGAAAATGAACCATATTCATAGCAGCACCATAAAAGCCGCATGACATTATGAAAGTAAAAGTTGTTAGTGATTTGCATTTGGAATGCTGTGATTACGGACATGGCATTCCCAACCTTGGAGCAGGCAATATTCTTATCCTTGGAGGAGATATTCTTTGCGCCAGGCACTACAAAAAACAAAGTCCTTTCCTCGAAATTTATAACAATTTTCTAAGTAAATGTATCAAAAATTTTGACCATGTTCTATATGTAGCCGGTAACCATGAAGCCTATGGTTACACTTACGAGAAAACATGGGATACATTAAAAGAATGCCTGCCTTCGTCAATATACTTGCTGGAAAATAACTCAGTCAAAATAAACGACTGGATTTTTATCGGCGCAACGCTATGGGCTGATTTTCGCAACGAAAATCCATTAGTAATGGGAGAAGCGGCTCAATGCATGAACGACTATAACTCCATCCGCATTGGTAATAGCTATCGCAAATTAAAGCCAACTGATACGCTAAACTTCCACAAGCAATCAAAAGATTTTTTTACAAAAGAAATAGAAAAATATAAAAACTCAAAAATTTGGATGGTCACTCATCATGGACCATCCTACCAGTCGGTTCACAAAAAATATAACAATCTTTCTATTAACGGTGCCTACGTCAGTGATTTAGACAATTTCATTTTAAACCATCCTCAAATTAAATATTGGAGCCATGGTCATACTCACGAAAGTTTTGATTACAAGATTGGCGATTGTCGAATAGTTTGCAATCCTCGTGGATATTACAATGGATACAATTCAAGCGGTCTCAACCCAAACTTCACCACCAACCTTGAAATCATTTTAGACGATTAAAGCACTAGAACATGTCATCAATAGCTACCACGTCATTAATAGCTACCACATCTTCAAATACTACATCTTCTTGCTTGTAGTCCCAAGACTGATACATCCTAGTCTTCTCTCCATTGAGACCATCCACGAAGCTGCTGGTAATAAGACCTTGCCTTCTGGCCACTTCTAGCATCTTGCCTGTGCCCGCAATGTCATAGCTACCAACGCATGCCGCCGCTTGATGCTTAGAAAAGCGCTCATGCTTGCGCATGTGAATAGCATTTACAACCTTGTCCAATTCCTCTAATGTTCCACCTATTGGCCCAGCATATTCCCAGCCATAGTTCAAAGCATCACGACGCAGCACATGCTTACCTGTGAGGCCACTTCGACTTTTCAGCCATTCCAAGTTGAATTTATTGCTATCAAATTCATTGTCTGATTTAGAAAGCTTAACCACTTCGCTCACGTTATCTACAAAGCTCGTGGAATCCCTTAATCCGCCACTCTTGTTTAAGTGGTGAAGAATAAGGATGGAGCATTTGTAGTTATTAGCCAGATCGCGTAGCCCATATATTACATCACCAGCATTACTTCTTACCAAATCTACATCCATGCCAGCAAGGCACGCGGTAAGACTATCAATGGTAATAAACAATGGCCGATGTTTTTTCACATAATCCTCTAATTGCTTCATGTGGGCAAATCGCCAAGTTTCCCAGAAATTGATAGTGCCTGGTTCCAGTCCAGCGTCTTCATATCCAATAACACCAAGCTTTTCACTGGTATCAACTAAAGGCTCGTCACTTTGAATGATCAAGCTTTTGCCTTGCATGCATCGCCTGCCACTCCAAGGGGTGCCAAGTGCTACATGCAATGCCCAGTTGTAAGCAATCGTGCTCTTGCCTTCCCCTCCGGAAGCAGCAAGCAGCATCACGCTACCAAGAGGCATTATGCCTGCAATTAACCATTCCCTAGCCTTGTCAGAGCCAGCAATGGCAAGAGCGTCAATGGTTTCCATCTCCTCTCGGCCATAAATACGACCCTTCACTTCATCAATGATTTTCTCAATAGTTTGCTGGTTTAACTTCATCGCACGTTGCTCTAGCCATGCACTTGTTTCAAACGCAATACGAGCATCGTTTGCGTAGAGCCCCACAAAGTTCTCAACGGCAGCAATGATCTCCTCATAAGCTGGCTTGCCATCTTGATTTTTATGGCGATTTTTGGAAACAATGGAAGCAAGCAGTTCATCTTTCGTAACACCTTCTTCAATGTAATCCGCAAGGTCGTAACCATTGCCAGATGGTAAATTATCCCACTCCCATGACTTTGGATCAGCATATAACCAACTGGCGCCAGGGTTATCATTTTCAATTTCAGCCATGAAAGCTACACCTTGGTCATCGCGATCAGGGGCTAAGACAATCTTCTGTCCCTTGAAAAGCTGACCATAATCACCATTAGTTCTGTATTGCTTGCTTCCTCCCAGGAAGGTGACAGAAGGTAAACCAATATCCCATACTGCGTTACAAGTTAACTCACCCTCAACAATAATGACTGGCAGCCCTGTTTCATGGCTTGTTTTTATTGCCTCTTCATACCTGTAAGGCAGGATATTTGCCTTTACTTCTTGCAGTTGAGTTTTGTGATTGGTGGCATTGGGTTCAATGGTGGGGAAATCTTGCCAAATACGTTTGCTACCCCCTGCGTCGTCACGATTAACAATTACAACCTTTTCTTGCTTATTGTTGTAGTAATGAAACTGATGGCGACCAGTTGCCCTTGATGGCTTTTCCCATCGAACCAATGGGGCCAATATATTGCGGATGTCAGCCCGGTGAGCGGCACTAGGGTCATGCCAGCAGTTGTAGCCTCCTGTGGCCTTGTTGACGGTGAAATCATTACCTCCGCACGCTGGGCAGACAAACTTCCCAGTTTCGTTGCTGGGCTCCAACTGCTCCAGGTGATCAAGGATTGAAAAAGACATGGGGGCCAGAAGGGCTGAACCATCATGGCATCTTTGCTGGCCCGTTGCAATGACTGGCCTCTATAAGGAATCCTGATGGTCTGCAGCATTGTCAGCCAGCATGATGGGCCTATAGTCAGAGGGCACCAACGGAGGCCATGCCCAAAGCTCACTACGATGGCGGCAAGCAACGTCGTCATTTCACTCTGTCCAGTCAGGTTTACGATCACCTGTCCAATCTGGCTACAGAAGCTCAACTCAGCCGCTCTGAAACTGTTGAGCGAATATTACGCTCGACAGGCATTGAATATGGCAACATCGTCTCCGATGATGTCTGGCCTGAAATCATCGATCACACTACTCCCTTACCCCCTCGCCCATTGTCATCATGAATCTGTCTGAGTTCACCAAGATTTGCAATCAAGCGCTAGAGCTTCATGGGGATATTCCAGTGTTGCTCTGCTACGAACAATCAGCGATGGAGGAAGGATACAAAGAGACCGAGACAGAAGGTGTTAGTGATGTCAGGCTTGTAGAAGACTGGCCATTACCAGGATCAAGCTTGGTTGTAGATGAAGCCGAAAAGCCAAAAAGATTTATTATTTTTTACGATAATCATTACAAGCTTGACTCCGCTCACCTCTCTTCCTTCTGATAATGACATCTTCTTCTCTTGAAACACCGGTTGACATGATGTTGACCGAGCGGGCACTAGGTATTTTCCTGCCATTGGAAATATCTTCTGATGCTTTCACAAAGGCTTACGAACTTCCCATTGGGGAACATGTCGAAAAGAACTACAAGGGCCTTTCTTATCTTTCCTGGCCGTTTGCTTTTCGCTATCTCAAAGAACACTTTCCTTCTGTGTATGTGGCATTTGAAGAACGCGAACAAGGTTGGCCGGTATTTGGCCAAGATGGTTGTTGGCTTTTGAGGCCATATCTAACAGATGGACAAAAGCGCACTACAGCGTTGGTCTTTCCCTTGATGGACAACAAGCACAATGCATTGGCAAAGCTTGATGCTCGTGCTGTCAGTGACAACATTCAACGTGCAAGCGTTAAATGCATTGCCACTTTCACTGGTCTTGGATTAAAACTGTATTCAGGGGAAGACATCCCCAGGAGCGACGATGATGCGACAGTTGCACCCAAATTCTCGCCTTCTCAGGAAGCAACGAAGCCTGCTCCGAGGGCAAGCACGAAAGCAGCGCCAACTCCAGCAAATGTATCTGCTGCTGGAGCAACGGAAGCTGTTGCCGCCAATGCTACCGCCGAGTTCGATGGCAAAGCAGCGCTTCTTGGATTCTGTAAGGCCAACCCTCTTGGGAAGCCTGATGAAAGAGCCAGCATGATGCTAGGTAAAAATGCCTTGCAAAATCTTGGCTTGTCCAAGGGAGAGGACATCAAGGATGCTGAAATGTTTGCCAATGTGATCAGCACCCTGGTCACTTCATGGACCAAAGATGAAGGCATCAAGATGACAAAGGCTGCAATGGAAAAAGAGATTGATGACTTGCGAAGTGCCTGCTTGCAAGGCAATGCAATTGAATGGACAAAGGATTATGTGACAAGAAAAAAGTAAGCAGGGCTGCAGCCATGCTCGCGAAAACTTTTGCGGGCATGGTTGTATGTAACAAAGACGGATCTTTATTTGATGGCCCTTTATGACTTCATTCGAGCACTTCCATCCACAGCGCATTAGCCTCAACGGAAAACGACACTATCAATGTCTTGATTTTCCAAATGTGCCAAATGGCATGCTTTTGCCTTCTGTTACTACTTTTCTGTCTGCCCTAGCACCAGCGTCCAAAATTATGGCGCTAATGAATTGGCGAAAGAAAGTAGGAAATGAGGAGGCAAATCGTCGAACTAGGCTTGCGGCCAATCGGGGCACTTGGCTTCATGCCGTGCTGGAAGATTGGTTTGGTGAAGAAGACATTGAGCACCACCTTGAAAAGGCTCCTGACTGGCAGCCATATTTCAAAGCAGCAGAACCCTTCCTTGCAGGAGTGGAGAAGCCGTTGCTAGTGGAAAGTGCTGTGTCATGGTTCAATGCTGATCTGGGTATAGGGTTTAGTGGCACTTTAGATATGGTGGCAGAAATGACCAATGGAACCATTGCATTGGTCGACTGGAAGACCAGCTTCAAAGAAAAGCCAGACTATCAATTGGCGGATTACAAGCGTCAATTAGGCGCTTATTCCATGGCAGCATCCCAGATGTATCAACAAGCCGTGGACGAAGCTTGGTGCGTGATAGCCTGTTACGACCCAGAAAACAAAGAAAGTGAGCCAGTCCTCCAACTGGTTCATCTTGATGGCTTTGAGCTGGTCTGCCAGCAGCGAATCGTCGAAGACATGGTAAAGAGATATTTCATGGAGCACTACCCAGGCGGCAAGGCATTTGCGCTTACCGTCGATAAAGGGTAAACTTAGCAAGCCCAACCGGGCACCAACCATCACCCCCTAGGGAAACACCATGGCTAACAAGCCGCCCATCACTGCTTCCATTGACCTCACCCTTGACGTGCTCAAGGCCTTGAAGGAAGCAGGTCCAAACGAACGAGGAAACTACAGTCTTGATATGGCTGTCTGGGAAAACACCAAGCGATCGTCCGATCGAGCACCAGGATACACAGGCTCCGTCAAGGTTAAAGGCCAGCGCGATGGCGCAAAAGGCTATGCCAGTGTTTGGGTGAATGAAGCCTCTGAAGATGCGTTCTGATGGGAAGCTTTCTTTGCGATAAGCAAATACAAAAGCTTGCCGAGCAAGATGTATTTTTGCCTTTTGTCGGAGAGAAGCAACGCACGCTTGACTATGGGGTGAAGGCCATTTCTTTTGGCCTTTCCCAAGCAGGCTACGATATTCGCTTGTCCCCGGAGGAGTTGTTAGTTTTCAATGGAGCCAACAATGCCAATGCCGTGCTTGACCCCAAGTTAAGCGACCCTACTCTTTGTTATGCAGCACCAAGAGTTTTGAATGGCAGCACCTTCTTTGTCCTTCCTCCTCATAGCTTTGGCCTTGGCGTTAGCCTTGAGCTAATTTCTATGCCAGACGATGTCTTTGCCATTGCTCAAGGCAAATCCACCTATGCCAGGTGTGGCTTGATTACTAACATCACGCCAATCGAACCCGGATGGAGCGGTCATTTGACTATTTGTCTTGTAAATCCAACTGGATTTTCAATGCGCATCTACGCAAATGAAGGCATTGCTCAAGTGATGCTTTACCGCTTAGACGAAGAAGTGGATAGGCCTTACACTGGATCCTATCAAGGTCAAGGTGCTAAGGTAAGACAAGCTATGGTCTGAATATTGAGCGCTCTTGAAGACGACTTTCATGGCCTTTGGCAAGCCCACCATCCACAGTTAATTCTTGAGCGAGAGTTTTCTGATATTGATGCATGGGAAAGAAATTTTCAAGAGCGCTATTTAAAAAGCAAACGATCCAAAAGATACCGCTTGGATTTTGCTCATCCGCAAAGTCGCACTGGCATTGAAATACAAGGTGGGGTTTACATTCGCGGTCGCCATGTAACTGGATCAGGGTATGAGCGTGACTGTCAAAAGTACAATCTTGCTTACACCAGTCAATGGACAATTTTTCTTCTCACTTCTACCATGGCCAAAGAAACTGCTTGGCTTTCTTTGGTTGCCGAGCATATTGTTGCACAGTCTCTGCGGCTTCGTTAAGGATTTCATCAGCAGCACGCAAGTCAAGCTCTTTCTTTGCTAGCGCTTGGCGAAGTTGAATATTTTCAAGCATTATGCTTTGAAAAGCTGTTTGCATTGACGCCCAGCCTTCCAGCAATTGCTTTGACGCAGTCTTAAGTTGTGACAAACTAGAACACTCATCAATTGCACGACGATTTACCGTCATTGCAAATTCCCGTTCCGCAGAATGTTGAAATGGGCCCATAGTTCCATAAACTGTCTTGCCATTGTAAACCATTTCCATTGCGATGCCGAAGCTCATGAATCAATTCTCGTTTGTCGTTAGGCTAAGACATCGGGACGGACGCAACAGCTTTGTTAAGGTCGTGGACAAAGGCGAAATCACCGCAAACACTGGTTCGGAAAGCCCTAAGATATTGCATCCATCCAGTAAAAAGCATAGAATGCGGCGGTTGCCTCGGGATTATGCATGGAGCATTGGTGAACGAGTGGCGCTGGTTGCCTTCACGGCAGCCGGATTGGTTCCGACAAGCATTCTGGGAGACTTCCAAGGTTTCGCTTGCCTCAATGGAAGAAAAAAAGCTGTTGTCACCTGGGACCAAAAAGATTCTTCCGTCTCTGATACAGTGGCAATTCAACGCATCCGTCCCATTTCCTTTATTCCCTCATGATCACCCCTGAAGCCAAGTCAGTGGCACAAGCATTGGGCAGTTTTGCTGGCACAGCGCTTGGCATATTTGCTATTTATTGCTTGCGTGCGTATTTGCTTGGCATTTGCTGCGCAATGCTTTTCCCATCGCTTGTTTTAAGCTTTTGGCAATGGATGCTAATAGCATTCACTTTTCGCGCTTTAATTGGCTCTTCGAGCATTGAAAATGACAAGTAACGAATGCCGCCCCCTAGGCGGACACAGCTATCTTGCTTTGATAGATTCAATGGGGAATAGTCTTTCCATTGTAAATGATGCCAGGCAAAGCTTTGATAAAGAAAATACAGAATGGACCAACCAAGATGGCAGGCTTCTTCGCTATCTAGCCGATCATCATCACACATCACCATTTAGAGGAGTGGTTTTCAAGTGGCGGGTGAAGGCTCCATTGTTTGTTGCTAGGCAATGGTGGAAGCATACAGTGGCTTCTAGTTATGTTGATGATCAACTGGGTTGGAATGAAAAAAGCTTTCGCTATTGCTCCGCCGAGGATGCACAGTTCTACATGCCCGGGCAATTCTTGGCACAAGCAGAAAGCAACCGTCAAGCGTCTGGAGGGCCCCTTCCCTCGGGAACCCAGCAGAGTGCCAAGATTGAATGGTCAAAGGCTCTGGGGGCGGCCACAGCGGCCTATGCCGAGCTTCTGCTGATGGGAGTGAGCAAGGAGCAGGCGCGAGCCGTTCTCCCTGCTGCACTTTATACCAGCTTCACCTGGACATGCTCTTTGCAAGCACTTTTGCATTTCATCAGTCTTCGCAGAAAGGATGGCGCTCAAGGAGAAATCATTGCCTATGCCAATGCATTGATTGAACTGGGCTCACCAGTGGCCCCTGAGGCCTTTGAAGCTTTTGCTGCAAACAACTATCAATTCTGAATCATGCACGACATTATCAACAATCCCCAGCACTACACAGATCGCCGGTTTGAAGTGATCGAAGTGATTGAAGACGCAATTGAAAAAGCAATTGATCCAGTGCTTGCAAACTGTCAGTCTCAAGTGTTGCGTTATATTCTGCGCATGTGGGACAAAGATACTCCATTGCAAAATGCAAAAAAAGCACAATGGTATCTATCAAGATTAATTGACAAGCTTGAAGATCGGCTTGAAGATCGACAGGAAAAGCCCTTTAGGTTTGGTTAAAAAGCAGAACAATCTCCTTTGTTCAAGCAAGCCAATGAAGGCGGCCAAGATATAGCCAGGCTTGGGTGTTCATGCACTGGCAACACTCGCTGCTGCTGTTCCATCCATTCCTCCCAAGACCCAATGGCGCTATGAGCACTAACAAAACTATTGCTATGCACCCAAGACAATAGCGCCTGCTCCCTTTCCATGGTCCAAAACTTTTGCGGGCGCCACCATTCAAAAACCGGCAAACTTCCCTTTGCTGCATTGCACGATAAACATGCAGGAGCATTGTTCCATTTGGCAAAATGCGGTCCACCTTTGCTTTTAGGTATGATGTGATCAATGGTTAATTTCTCGTTCCATTCTCCACAGTAAGCACAAACACATTGCCCTAAAAATCCTTTTTTGGGATAGTCTTCAAAAATACTTTTACGAAATCTACGTTTTGCTTCGCCAGGGCGCAATTCAGAAAGAGAATACAGAAGGAAATCGGCTTCGTTTCCCTTTCCCATGGCAATAATGCATTGTCACTGCATCAAGCCTAGTCGCAAATCGACAAGGTCGCGCAAAAGGCTAGAATGGAAAAAATCCTCTTGCCAATTCATGGAAAAGTGGCAGAATGCATTGGCTAATTTAGCAGTGAGTATTACTGCTGGCATGCTTCTGGCCACAGGCGGCATGATGATGAGCATTGGCAATCAACAAGTGAAGATTACAACACAAGTAGAGAATATTGCAGAAAAACTTGATGCCCTCACTGAAAACATAAAGAGCCTTGAAGCTCGTGTGCGCTCTTTGGAAATTCGGCGCTAGGATTTAGTGGACCCTTTTATTGATGGCCATGACTGGAGTCGAATGGTTTGTTGTGGGCGGCATCATCATTGCCTCCCTGGATCAAGTGATTCAGCATACACCCTGGAAAAGTAATAACGTCATCCAACTTGTGCTGACTGGCCTCAAGGCAATTTTTCGAGTGAAGGGCTGATGGCAGCCAATGAACAATTCTGGAACGAGTGCTTCTCTATTGCTCGGCAATGTGGTGCTCGCTTTCCAGAACTTGTGGCTGCGCAATGCTGCCTGGAAAGCGGCTTTGGACAATATGTGTCTGGCCGGAATAATTTTCTTGGTCTGAAAGGTAATGGATCCAACGTATCCACACAAGAGTGGTACGATGGTCAATGGGTAAATATTACTGATGGCTTCATCGACTTCCCCAGTCTCGCTGCCTGCATAGAATATTTAGTCACAAGATGGTACAAAGACTACCATCAGTTCAGGGGTATTAACAATGCTCCGAATCGCTACGCTGCAGCTCGCATGCTGAAGGATCAGTCTTATGCCACTGATCCAGATTATCCGGCAAAGCTTTCGCTATTAATGAAACAATACTCTCCTCAGTCTTCCCTTCCAATGATTGGACCAGCTAAGCGCCCCCAGGATTTTGGTTTCAAGAAAGGTGATTCTCACCTTATCGTCAACGACATTAGCGAAACCATGAAGGCCTTTTCTTATGAAGGCAAGCTCCTATGGGAAATCCCTTGCTTGGCCCGTGGACAGCACAGCGACCTTGAATTTAAATTAACCAATTCTGACACGCCTCCTGGTCTGTATAAAATTGGGCAAGTTTATAAAGATTACGAAAGCGTTGGGAATGCTCCTAGCTATGATCGCACCCTAATGTCGTATGGATGGTATAGCTTTGACTTAGTGGAGCTAGAAAATCAAGAGAACAAGCATGGCAGGGCCGGAATTATGATTCATGGTGGTGGATCAGCATGTGGCTGGCCTGGTGCATGGGCACCCAATCAACAACTATTTTCGACTTATGGTTGTGTACGTTGCAAAAATATTGATCTAAAAGATAAAATTCTTCCACTAACCAAAACGGGCACAGTATATGTAAGCGTTTTTCAAGAGGGATGAACAAGCAAGTCTGGTTCAATGCGCTTTGTTACGAGGCTGGCCTATGGGCAGTGCAACAATGGCCCTCATTGGCCTTTAATCCATGGTTCAAGAGGCTCATGGAACATTGCAGGCTCGACTGGGCAGAATGGAAGACCATAGCCGTCATGGAGGCTGTAGACCGTCAAACAGCGCCATTGGTAGAGCAATGGGACAAGGAAGAAAAGCTTGCCAAGGCAGAAAAGCTTGCCGAAAAGGCTCAGGAACTCTTTCCAATGGCTACAATTACAGCATTGCCGGATGCCATTGTTCCGTCAGTCATGATTGTTCACAATGCTTCAGAGGAGGCCAGTGATGCAATTAAAGCCCTTGGCGCAGAACTTCGCATTACATGGCAACTTCCCAATACAAAGTAAATCCAATTTCACAATGGAAATCATAATTGGCCTTGCTCTGTTCTCTGCTGGCATCGCATTAACTAGCCGTTTATACTGTCAGTTAGTCCATCCATATAGATCACCTTGCGAGATTGCATCTCTACGTCACCTCGACGAATAAGATCGCATGGTTCCAATTAAACGACTTCCACCCAGCCAATCATTCCAAGGGCCTGAGCGTTTACTCCACTATCTACGGTCAGTATCAACGTATCACTCACTCCAGATGCGTTTTGGCCAAGAGACAACCGGATGGCAGTGTCCACTGTATAATTAACGGACGAACCTTGGGAAACAAAACCAGAATCCACTACAGTGCCGCTAGCAACAGTGCCACTTGTTGTCACCTCTACATTGCCACGGCCATTGGCGGCTGCCGTCCATGTTACGCCAGTCAAAGTGGGATTTAGGCGCAATCTCCATAATATTACATCATTAGAAACAGCAGTGGTGGATATTTTTACAGGAAGAATTACATTGTTAGTACGACCACTTGCCATGCGAATACCAGCAACTATTCTTTCTCCTGATGTGTTTGCAATTGATGAAAGGCTATGGCTAACAGAGTAGACAGCTCCGTCCGGTTCATATCCACCTTCGCTTAATACACTGCAGCAAATATGCTTCATTGTATGCGACGATGCCTGAGAAGAAGCATTGTAAATGCGATATGACAACGGCAAAATAGCAGTGGTCATGTAAGTGCCACTTAGAACGTTATAATGTCCAAACTCATGGCAATAAGTGATTTCGCCATTCACAACAAAGCCAACCCTCACTCTCCCCACTCCAAGCCATTCAACGTCTGCCGTGAAGATTTGAGCTTTTGAAATGTCGATGGAGGAAAGTGTATCAATGTTCCAGTCTGATTGATTGACTACATCCTCAACCACTGAGCCAGTTGTATTGCTCCTTATCACAAATTGAAGGGTAGTGCCACTAACTCGCAGCATTACGCCATTCTCATCATTAAAAAATCCCACTTCTTGAATGAGACCACTAACCGGGGTAGCGCCCACAAAACTTTGCAAAATCATTAAACTTTTGCCAGCCTGGTAGGGAAGATTTTGCTTCGTTCTTCGCAGTACAGTATCGCCAGATGCTGTAGAAACAGTCATTGCCACGCTACTTTCATTAGTCAAGAAAGTAGATGTACCACCGCCAACCAAGCTATCAAACCATTGGTCTGGACGCTTGTCATAGCGCATCGTGCTATCAAAAAGCGTAAAAGGAAAGCTTACCCTCGCTCTCCCAAAGGCATCAACGGCTCCACTGTCTGGCCCTTTTGACAGAATCCGCCCACGGTGATCGGCTTCAATGTGAGTCTCAAACTGCACACCACCAGCAACAATCTGTCCCATGGGCCTTCCTTTCTTAACTTATTGTAATGGTTTATTTACCACCTTGCCCTCTCATGGGTTTTTTACCCTTACGTCGTGGACGTGAATTTTGTCCTTGACCAATGGAAGTAGTCTTTGGGCGTGAGATGACAACATGCTTAGCGCTAGCTGCGCCGGTTTTGCTTTTGACTGCCATTGGTCAATGGGAAAGAAATAGTTTAACGCTTTTCTTTTTTGACTACCAACGTTCTAGTAATATGCTCAATCACGGTCCAACTCAGAGTCCAAATCCTGCTGAGGTGAAGCCATTATTAAAAGAGACCACATCATTAGAAGGTACGCTGACAGAGACAGGATTCCAATTGCTGTAATCATGGCTAGTGATGTAAGCCGCCAGTTCGGCGGTGGTGGCAGTAGCAACGATAGCATCCTCCTTGGTATTACTCAATGATCGAATCTCTGCTCGACGATCAAGAACGGCTTGCGGCACTGGCTTTCCTGAACTGGGATCGTTCAGTCGTTCGATGAACCAGCCAGTATCTGCAAGCATGGTGCCTGCTGTTTGTTTGGTCTGCGCTACCCACTGCTCAACGAGTTGCTGGTGGTCCTTGGGTAGATTTGGGCTCCAGTAAAAGCGCTGGTCGTACCAGGCGGGTTCGGACTGCTCCGTGATCCCTATAGCAGCCCGATCCTCGGGGCTAGATAGTCGTAGCCAGTTAGCTGGGTACTGGATGCCAGTCGTGGGATCAGTAAAACAATTGTCAGTGCTAAGGGGTTTACCGTCAAAAATGAACATTGGCCATAAAATGGTTCTTGCAGTAGTCTACTGCATGTCCGACCGAGACTACCATGGCAAAAACCTTGCAAGAAACCTGGCTGGAATTCAAAACCGAGCGTAGTGCAACGGTTCACCCAACGACACTAGCGGCAGATT